TGCCAAATATGACGTCACGGCATTGAAACGTGACATTAGGGTATGAGAATGTCACACGTCGATTAAAATCCCCTAGAACTCAAGACGAACTTTGGGTACAGTATCAGGTATTTCTAAAAAGTCCCAAGAATGCAGGAACAGCCCCGCTCTCGGCGTGATGCCGGGAGCGGGGCCTAGTGGTTGTGGTGTGGGTCAGGTGGCTGGCTTGTCGAGTTTGTTGAGGATCTGCTTGACTTGTCGGTCGAGGCCGACGACGTTGTTGGAGATGGCGGGCAGCCAGTCGAACGGGTAGCCGGGCATGGGGCCCAGGCGTAGGGCCATGGCGTTGACGACCTTTTCGAGCCGGTCGGTCCTGTTGTTGATGTCGACCACCGCGTTGCGGATGAGTTCCTGATCGTATTGGGACAATCCCATGAGAAAATCTCCATTCTGTGAGTCTGTTGGCGTGCTGGTGTTGTCGAGGATGGCGTTGGCCCGGTCGAGGATCTCCTGCCATCGCAGGGGGTTCGGGCACTGGTCGGGACAGTCGGGGTGCGTGTGCGGCGGGATCTCCCGGTGCAGGAACACGTTCTGCCCGTGCGCCAGCCGCCCCCACCCGTACCGTCGGGCGATGTCCGCACACAGTCGGGCCGACGCGGCCACGCACGCATCCGTGTTCACGTACCCCGCCAATCCGCCGGCATGTTCGATGCTGATGCTGCGCAGGTTGGAGATCCTGGACCCGTCCGCCCACGACCCGTCCAGTTCGGACACGTACTGGCTGACCGTCCCGTCAGCACCGACCCCGTAATGACTCGACGCACGACTCGACGATTTCGCGAACGTGGCGTCCGTGCCGGGCAGACCCCCCGCCATGACATGCAGGGTGATGTACGCGACCCGCTGCCCCTGCCTGCCCGCGTAATGGTTCGGACTGGGCCTCTGGGTGACAGTGACCATACTGTTCACCCCTCCGCCGGAACAACGCTGGCCTGTGCTGCGGCCGCGCGTAGAGCACTGTCCGCATCGGGCAACTCGACCTGGGCGGCCGGGATCGACGTGGACGGCAGTGCCGAACCAGCGGATTCCAGAGTCTCGCTGATCACAGTGCCGGTGGTGTCCACGACCTGTTTGGACGTGTTAGACGCGGCCACCAGACCGAACGCTCCAGTGAGTGTGACCCACCCCGCGGTCGCAGCCCCATACCATGACGGGGCACTCACATCCAGATAGCCCAGTACTGACAGGTATACCGCAGAGGCGACACCCACCAGCACCACCACCACGTAGATCACCTGACGAGCCCAGAACGGCAGCAGATTGAACACCTCCTGAGGCGTATCGACCACATCCGGTGTATTCGAATTAGACATTATTGTTGCTCCTTAATTTGGGGTATGAGGAAGCCTCCGATTACTCGGAGGCTGTGATTGGTGGAGAGGGAGTTTTACTGCTGTCCGAATCTGGGGAAGTCGGCGCGCATGGAGTCGGGCAGGCTGGGTTTGGGGTGGGTTCTCACGTAGACAAGTCCCTCCTCCTGGCATAGTCCGTCCATCCAGTGGTACAGGCCACGGATGTACCTGGTGCGTTCCAGGTCCTTGTCCTCGTAGGCGTGCAATGTGCGGCGCAGGGCATCGTTCTCGTCGAAGAGTTTGGACAGTTTGGCGTCCTGGGCGTCGATCTCGTCCTGCATGTTCGACTGTGCGGCGGTCAGTTCCGTATAGGCATGCGACAGACGGTCCCTGCGGGTGAGGGCCACGGTCAGTATGCTCGCCACAGCGCCACTGGAGATCAGCGCAACGATGATGGTGGTCATGTCCAGCATCTGCAAGTGCATCATGCCTCGCTCCCCGGTACGTGCGTGGATGGTGTCATTTGTTGTTCCATACGGCCATCCACATCAGGCGCACGACCTGCTGGCCTCCCCAGCCGCCACCGGGTTTCACGACCCGGAACTGCAGCCTGGTGCGAGCCACTTCCCATGGCACGACACGGAATCCCTGGATACTGTCGGGATTCCAGGAACTACCGGATCGTGGATCGGCCTGCACGGTGACGAAATCAGGCGGTCTGCCATGATCGGGGATGTCCGTGCTGACGTTGCCGAAATTGCCCGTCCAATTGTTGACGAACCCGGTTTCGGTGATCATCCCGCCCTGTCGTCCGGACGCCTGTACCGATTCGGCGCTGCTGGTGGATGAGGACCATCCCCCGGTCTGCCCCGCGGTCACGATGGCGTACGCCAGTGGGTACTCGTATACGCCGGTTTCCGTCTGCGTGAACGATGCGGGCCCGCCCCCGGCCGGACCGTTGACCGTGACCAGCTGGATACGGGGCGTGGCGGCGGGATCCAAGCGCAGCACGACGTAGACCCGTCGTGACAGTCCTGTGGTGTTGGCGTCCACGTCGAGAGTGACGGTGCTGTCCGACATGTACGCGCATCCGTCCACGGTGGCCAGTCCGGGTCCGACGGTCAGTTGCCGTCCTGTGGTGCTGGTCGACACCTGCAAGCCCTGGTAGATGGCCGAACCGAATGACTGCCGGGCCCAGGCGCGGAACTGTGCCTCGCTTACGGTCTGCCCTGAGAAGGGCCATGCTGATTGTGTCATCGTCTCTCCAATCGTGCCAGTCTCCTGGCGGTCTGTCTGCGGGCGATCATCGCCCTGCTTTCCGATGTGCTGAAATCCCCGAGGGTACAGGTGTGGATGACACCGTCGGTGAACCCGGTGGTGATGGACGTGATCTGGGTTTTGCGCCACAGGTCGCGCCCGTCCCTGACGGCGACCCAGTCGCCGGGCTGTGCGGTGCTAATCACCACGTCGTCGGCCACGGTTCCGTTCGCCGCGTCCATCGCGCTTTTCGCCTCGCTGACACTGTCCTTGGCTGCCTGCTCGGGTGTCTCGTGCTCCTCCGGGGTGACGAGGGACTCATGGATGCCCCAGATGGATTCCAAAGCGGCCCCGTCATCGGGGACGATCTGCTGGTAGGACACCACGGAATCCTCGGTGGTCTTGATGACGCACCTGGTGACGGTGGGTGACGAGCGTTGCACGCTCAGCTTGCTCAGGCTCCCCGAATCGGTATCCAACGCCAGCATGGTCGACAGATCCTCGACGCGACGCACCACGGCCACCAGGGTCGACCCCTCCTGTATGACATCGAACGCGAACTCGGTGTATGCCAGGGATGTGGCCGCCTCCAGCACGGTCTGCCAGTCTGCGGTCAACTGCGCCTGGGATCCACGGTGCTGCGAGACGGGCACACCCACTCCCATGCGGGTGAGGTTGGAGAGCGCCTTGACGAGCAGGTCCTCGCGACTGCCCGTCCACAGGACGCTCTCCACCTGGGCCGACACCGTTTTCGCCGGATCCGGATAGCACAGGAGACGGGAGAGCAGTTCACTGTCGCCCACCCCGGTGATGCTCAGGTGATCGCCCAGCTCGGAGTCCGGGTCGGTGACCTGCTCCCACTGTTTCACCCGTCCACTAAATGTGGTGTTGGGGCCGGTGACGATGATGCCGGCATTGTCCTGCATCAGCAGGCTGCTCGCGTCGGAGCTCATGGGGATATCCAGCGTCCACGAGCCCACGTCCGTGGCCTGTCTGACGATGGTCAGGCCGGTCAGGTCCTGGGTGGAGAGCACGCCCACACGGTGCAACGCCCGGTCGCGTATCTCCACGGCATACTCGTCCGCATTTTCCCTGCTCATCGCATGATCTCCTTGCGCTGGTGGTAGCTCATCCGGATGAGGCTGCCGCCCTGCAGTTCGCTGGCATGCAGGTCGCTCGGGCTCGCATCCGCATCACCTTGCCAAGCGGCATACGGGCTGTCCCCGTCGAAATACCCGGTCGAGCTGCTGCCGAACACGAGCAGCCCCTGGGTCACGCCCTGCGGGCTGACGCCTTGGGAACCCAACCGTATGGTCTCGGCTCCCTCCGGAATAGCGAGGTTCTGCACGCCTGCACGGTCCATGACGGACTGGGTGCGGTGACGTGAGATCAACGCCCCGTCAGCGTCGAGGAACTCCACCATGAGTTGGCTGTCGGTCGCGATCGAACACGAAATCACAGATGCCGGCCACCCGGTAGTTGGTTTGCTCATGCTCCATGTGGCGGTTCGGCGCAGGTCGAACAGGGTCCGCATCATGGCCTCGCTCATGCCGAGACCGAGATCCAGCCAGTCCGACGACCCGGTGACCCGGGCCACGTCGAGCACGCCACGCAACAGGATGGTCTGCGTTTCACTGACCCCTGACTGCCATGGAATCCACCTCGTCCAGTCGAGGGCCTTGTCACCGCTCTCGAACGTGCCTCCTGCCAGATACTCCTCGTTCATCGCGTTCGGCAGTCCACTGCGCCTGTGTGCGGTGAGGTACTGCAGATTGCCCTGCAGCCAGGCCATGATGCTGTCCGTATAGTCGGGAACACCATGGTCTGTTCTGTACCATTCGAGCGCCTGGGCCAGCGCGTAGAGGATCTCGCCGTTCCAGAACTGCCACCAGGTCTCTTTCTCAGGTTCGGTGCTCCATGTGCCGTACACGTCGAGACTCTGATCGGCGACATAGGTGCGTGCCAGGAACCGGGCACACCGGTCGATAAGGGTGACGACACGGTCGTCATCGTCGAACACTCCGGACTGCTGGGCGAAAATCATGGCCCGCATGAGAATGCCCACGCTGTGAGGGCCCTCACCCGCGGTAACGGGATCGACGCCCTTGTTGAACAGGTCGGGAGGAGCGGTATCCGCACTCGGCCAAACGGCATATATCCAATCGATGAAATCAGTGGCGATCCTGGCAGCCACCGTCAACGTGGGATCATTCTTCAACGCCTTGCACACCACGTCGATGGTGCGATACTGGTAGCCGCCCCATGGGTCCTCGTACCAGGTATCGGGCTCGCCGTAATACGCGGTACCCGCACGATCCCACACGTATGCCGAGGCGAACGGTCCACGGAACCCGTGAATCCGCTCGTACTCGTCCTGTGCGTCCGAGAGGAACCCCAATACCATGTCGACGCCTTCGGGCACGTTGAGATCCTGCCAGAAATACGGGGCCTGGTATCCCGCGAACGGAATCCCCCGATACGTATTGACACGACCATTGAGGATATTCACCGTGTACGGCACCACCCACGGCGAGTACTTCACCTGCTTCCTGGGTAGCATACGCATGTAGTAGACGCTGAAATCTAGGGCCGGCGTGCGATCGTAATACAGGCCGATATTGCCGATGGTGGTACCTACCGGAGGGCTGACGAAATCCCCGACACCATACAACGTAAACGTGCCGGTACCGGTGAACGTGATCGTGATCTCCGTGAACGTGCCGGTGAACGATGCCGGAGCCGTGCCCGTGTTGGCCTGATCGCCGGACGTGGTGAAATCCTTCATCTTCGGCGAGGCGTCGAGGATGGAATCCGTGGCGGCCAGTGGATGATACCAATACCAGCCGTCAGCGTCCTTCACGCGCAACGTGCAAGTTTTACCGGGCGACACATAGCGGATGGTGGGGAACTCGCCGAACGTCTTATCCGAGCTCAGCACGATCTGCGCCCACGACGCCACCGTATAGTTCAGCGTCACGCCGAGCTTGTCCTCGGACTCCGTGTCGGTCACCACACTGGCGTCATCCTTATAGATCCCGTACCAGGATCCCAACAGCACGTGATGCCACACGATCCTGTCCGTATACATGAAATCGGAACGTTTGACACTCAAATTCTGTATGCCGCCACTGCCATCCAATGGGATCAACGCCGTATACCTCGTCAGGGGGTCGTAGTCCCCCGTCGGATCAATCAGCAGTCGCATGAATCCATTCGTACTGCCGGCCACCTGCACGCTCAAAGTGGAGTCCTCATCCCATGCGCCACCCACGTTGAACCTGCCATACTGCACATACCCCGTGCCCGCAGGCACCGAGACATCCACGGCGCCGGTGGAACGGTTACGCACGATACTGGCCGCCAGACTCAGCAGGTCACCAGCGAACCAGTCGATACCAAGGGATTGCAGCCTGTAGTAATCCTTTTGCGTCACCAGCATCTGCTTCTTCGTCAGCAGGGTCCCACCGGAGGTTCGCGGTAGATGCCACGTCACGATCACATTCGTCTGCGTGGTCAACGTAAATTGAATGTTGATCCTATACCCGTACGAGACATCCAACGTGACATCCTGGCCATAAATCGTGGTACCGTCCGTGGACTGCACAGCAGCCACATACGGGTCCCTCACCACTCCTGAGCTCTTCGCATAACAGGAATACACGTAACTACCCGCCGGCAACGTCACGGATTCAACCGTACGGACATACGCCGTTGCAGGGTTCGAACCCACCGTGGCGACCATACCGTCACCATCACTCGCCGCGGCACCAGTCGCCTGATTCAACGACGTGAACCTGGCGATCCTGGGGTCGGTGAGCAGATTGGTCGCCAGAACAGTCCCGGCTTTGGACAGAATGCTGGTCGACGCGCCCGCCGTTCCGGTCCACGCGGTATCACACCCATCAAGAGCGGAGACGACACTGGATGCCCTTTCGTTCACCCAATACGACCCATCCAGGTCCACCGGGTCATCCGTACCGGCATTCGTGCTGATCCAGTCATCAAAATCGTTCACATCCACCAACGACGGCACCACATCACGGAAATGATCCAGCATCAGACCCCACAGCGGGTTAGCGCCGTCGAGCTGTCGCAGCAACACGAAATCATCCCACGCCCACCAGATGGAATCAATGGCGCACGCTATCTCACCATCATCAAGGGGCCGCCACATCGGCCACGCCTCGAAAGCCTGCCCCTTATGGATGATGTCTCCACCCTCATCAGTAGCCACCACATACAATGCGCCGTTTACCGACTTATCCGTGAGGGTAATCGTGAACGTTTTATCACCATCGGACCGGTAGCTCTCCACCGTGTAAGCGGTGCCCACAACCTCGGCATACGGATTCTGCCATTTCAGCGTCGAATCCAATGAGCGCACACTACACACCTTTCGGGCGGTGTGCTGCATAACCAACGTGGCGACACCATCGGCGAACGTCGCTTTCAGGTTGGGATACCACGCGTCCCCGGTGAAATCCTCCTTGGCGTTATACAACCAGTTCGGCATCAGGAACGGGCGGTCATTCAAATTCGCCAGGCAGTCCAGACGACCAGGATCACCAGCCTTGTAATCCCACTGGGACTCGTCGTCCACGCGCCACCCGGCACGGTTCGCACGCAACGCAGGGTTCGACACCCAATTCGTCGCCAACACCTGCTCCGACATGACCCGCTCGCCCGCCTTCGCGCCATCCATCTTCAAATGCACCGTGCTCTCACCACGAGGAAGCTTCGGGAACATGGGGCCCATCGCCAGACGCGCATACGCGCTCCCCCCATCCTTATCCGTGACCGCAGGCATGCCCGACACCGTGGGATCCACGGTCAACTCCTCGCCATCAGCCAGCCCGGCGGGGACACTGAACCCACGCCCCCCGATCGACACCTCAGCACTCTCGCACGGACCACGAAGCAACCACACCACCGGTGTCTCGGCATCACCCGGATTCGACACCACACTGTCCGAAATCGCCAACGAATCAGACAACGGCAGCCCAGACAAATCATCCAGAAACACCCGCGCATCATCAGACACACGAGCCTCAACCACCGTCGACTCAGACAACAACCAAAACGGCTGGCTTGCCGTCACTGCGAGATCCACGCTGGCGAAGGTGTCGAACTCAGTGCCGGTATCTCGGTCGCCCTCCAACCCGCTCTCATAGGTGATGGGAAGTTCATACTGTGAACCACCCACGCCCATGCGTGCAACCAATCGTGCGTCATCGGACAGAACGATCTCCCTGAGTTGTTTGAGACCGGCACGCTGCGCGTCGACCTCGCCCACATACCGCAGTTTCAACAGCATCGGCCGCACTTCGGCACGTGACCCCAGCACCACGCCACCTTCTGCAGCACCAGAACGGATACGCACGGATCGAGGGATCATGCCGAAACCCGTCGATCCAGTTCTCCATGTCCAACCCTCAAACGATCGTCTGAACTCGATACTGTCCCCTGCTCCGGCAATGGTGAGTCTGAGCGCTTGATCTTGCATGTTTGTGCCTTTCTACAGCATGTCGGCCAGTATTGCTTTCGCACGCACTGCCGCCCTTGTGAGCCGCGCTTCTGCACCAAGCCCGGCGACCTGATCCACATAGGTCAGATTGATTGTCGGAGCTACTGGTGTGCGCCGAGTATTGCCATCCATCTTGTTGGGAACGACGCCGGCTTGGTATTGCTGGACGAGACCACCAGTGGCGTACTGCCTGTAATTGAGAGAATCAAGGAATCCAACACCCAATGCCTTCACGGTCGAGGCCGTCATGATGTATTCACCGTTCGATATTCTGGCAAAAATCGAATCCGAAGTGCCCGTACCTGGTCCCGTTACATAACCACCAGTTGCGAATGGAATCGTCCCAGTAGCACCTTTTGGTCTGTATCCCGAACTTGTGTAAGTACCTCCAGAATCATCGACGTATGAGCCGTGAATAGTGAAGTATTTGTCGGCGACCGAGAGCCTTTGCACTTGCTCAATGATGCTGGTTGCATCATCCTTGGCGGTAATGAGACCCTTCTTTTCAGCGATTGTCATCATGTCGACCACGGATTTTGCAGCCGCATAGGGACCATTATCACCACTGATCACTCCGGTCTTCGGATCTATCGTCCAACCCTGAGTCTCAGCGAACTTCTTCCACGCATCGGTGTTGTCAGCAAGCAACTGTCCCGTCTTCGGATCTATCTTCGCACCGTTAGCGAGCGCTAGAGCCATGTCGTACTGGCTTTTGTTCAGGTTTAGTTCCCCTGTTTTTGGGTCAATGGTGGTTCCTGTTACTTGAGCGACGGTTTGCAGGAATGGTTTGTTGTCTCCGCTGATTTTCACTGTGGTGCCGTCAGATAGGCCTTGTGCTTTGAGCTGTATGGCATCAAGTGTTTTGGATGCGTTGTCGGTGATGCTTATTGGTGTTGCGTTGGCTTTTTTGATTGATTCGACCAGTTGGTTCACGCCGTTGGCGGTGAGTCCCATGGAGTCGGCGAACTCTGCTGCTTGTTCGGGTGTTTTTCCCATGGCTTCGGCGACTTGTATGACGGTTTCGCGTCCTTTGGCCATGACGTCGTTGACTTTGCCGATGTCTCCAGTTTGGCGGGCATAGGCTTCTGCTGAGTCCTTCACGTCGGTGACTAGGTCGCTTAATGCGTCACGGTTCGCTTGGCCTTTCGCTGTGTTCTCATCTAGGGTTTTCCCGTTCTCTTTTGCTGCTTCGGTCGCTGCGGCTATACCTTTGCCGAGTTTTGTGTCTGCGTCGAATACCGACTGGGCGAATCCGTAATAGGTTTTGAGTGCGCTGACCGCTTCGCCTAGTGCGGCTGCCTGATTACTGGCGCCTTTGCTGGAGGCGCCGAGTTGCTCGGCGAGTATTTCGCTGGCGTCAGCAGCGTCGGATGTGGCGTCTGCGTTGGAGGACATGGCATCAGTCAATCCCGCGGTCGCCAACGTGTTGTTGACTTTTTCTTTGGTGTCGGCTTGTTGTGCTTCCTTTTCTGCGGCCAGTTCCTTTTTGGCTTTGTCACGAGCCTTTGTGAGTTGGTCTAGAGTGGCGGCTGCCTGCTGTTGTTTCTTGACGTCAAGATCGCCTGTTCCGAGTTTGAGAAATGCGTTGTTGTATTCCTCGATAGCGGTCTTATCGTGTGCCGCGGCTGCAGCCACAGTACTGTATGAGAGCCCGACCTGATCGAGCATGTCAGCGTATGAGGAGGCTCCGGTTTGCCCCTTCTGCCACCAGCCCCAATCTATGTTCTCGCCGGTTTTGATCATCTTGACAACAGTGGAGCTTGCGGAACCGGTGTCTTCGAGAGCTTGTTTGAATGCTTCGGTAGCTGCTTTCGATTGCTTTACATGGTCAGCCCAGGTGTTCAATGCGATTCCTGCGGCCAACATTGCTATGCCCCACGATCCACCCAATAGGTCGAGTACTCCTTGTCCGGTCTGTTTCAACGCCCCCATTCTCAGCTCGGACCTTGATGAGGCCTGTCCGACGTGATCAATTTGGGTTGCTGCGTCCATCCCGCTGAGTTTGAGCATCTGATAGGCGGATTGCATGCTGGAACTAGCTGCAGACAAGCGTTGTATAGGATCCAATGCCAGCCCCATGCCACGGCCGAAGGCACTCGATGAAGAGGAAAGATCCCCGAAAACCTTATGCAACCCAGTGAATGCTCCTATCCCCAGTCCAACCATGACGACGGATTGCTGGATAGCTGGGTCGAGATCACCGAATGCGCTGATGACATCGGTGACTCCCTGTACAGTGCCGCGGAGCATGCCGTTCGCACCTTCGCCAATACGAATGAACGACGTCTCGACCGCACCACCGAACTGTTCGATGTCCCCCTTGAGATTATCCATACGAGCGGCACCCTGCTCAGCCGCATATCCCGAATCGCTGACTCCTTTAGTCCACTTGTCGATTCCGGCTGCACCCTCGTTGTATAAAACGTTCGCGCCACGGATCGCATCGGTGCCGAAAATGGTCTGCATCGCGGCGTTCCGTTGTTCCATGGAAAGCCCGCTCATTTTGTCCTGAAGCTGACCTGCGAGCCCAGAAAGTCCCACAAATTGACCTTGGGCATCATATGCACTGATTCCAAGCTGATCCAGTGTTGATTGAGCTTTGTCAGTTGGCGATGCCAATTTCAGGAGCATCGTTTTGAGCGAGGTGCCGGCGTCGGAGCCGATCATGCCAGCATTGGCAAACGCAGCGAGCGTACCGGTGGTCTCCTGCATGCTGATGCCGTATTGGTTGGCGACCAGGCCCGCTTGTGAGAGCGCCATGCCCAGATCGGAGGCACTGCCCTGCGCTTTACCGGCGCCGGATGCGAGTGCGTCGGCTACTTTGGTGGAGTCTTTGCCGGTGAGGTTGAATTGGGCGAGGGTTGATGCCATGAGTTCGGCGGCGTCGGATACGGCCATGCCGTCTGATGCGGCGAGGTCGAGCGCTCCGTTTAGTCCTCCGTTTAGGATGTCGGTGGTGCTCATGCCTGCTTTGGCGAGTTCGTTGATGGCGTCGGCTGATTCGGTGGCAGAGTACACGGTTCGTTGTCCAGCTTCGAGTGCTGCGTCGCGAAGGGATTGTAGTTCGCTGCCAGTGGCGTGGGTATTGGATTGCACTACGCTCATGGAGGCGTCGAAGTCCATGAACGATTTTACTGCTGCGACGCCTATGGCTGTGCTGAGAGCACCGACGGCTAGGCCGGCGGTCATGAATCCGCTTTTGAGTTTGTCTGTGGTGCTTCGGGGTTTCTCCATGGAGGTGGAGAGTTTCTCTGCCTGTACGCTCGCGGCCTGCATCTTGGTGGTGTAGTTCGATGTGTCCGCCATCAGTTTGATGACGATGTTCTCGTTGAGTGCCAAGATGCGCCGTCCTTCGTTATCGTGTTATGAGTTTTGTGGTTTGTGAGTTCGGGGCCTGAACCACTCCTGATTGCGTGTACCGTTGCATGGCTTTCTCGCGCATCTCGCCTACAAAGCAGGTGTCAACGCCGGCACCGCTGAATATGTTGGAAACGCTGGCCTTGTCATGACAGAAGTCGGTATCCATGCCGCATACCGGGCATATGTGTGCATTTTCATAGGATTGCAGGGCCAGCATCCATTCACGTTCCGTGTCGTCCCACTCTGTGTGGTCCTGCTCGTTTGGCATCCATCCGAGCCACCGCTTATAGGAGATGCCAAGGGATTTCGCACATCGCAGTCCGGCAAGGATGGAGGGGTGTTTCCCGATCAATTCGCTGAGATCAGGTCCCTTACATCTTTTGGGAGTGCCGAATCGGTTTCGTTGAGTGACCGAATAACCGGTATCAGGTCCGCGGCCTGCACATCGGTGAGATCGGCTATGAATTCTTCAAGTTCCGTCTCACTGAATTCCACGGCCTCGGCCTTCGTCTTCCATGATGCCGTACCCAGCATCTTCGGAGTGGCCGCGGTGACGATGCCAGGCCAGTCGTAGACGAGTCTGTCGCTTGACGACGTGGTGTGCTCTACCATGATCCTGGTCCACTCGGATGCGTTCAGGGAACACAGTTCGAATATCAGTGTAGAGTCATCCACTTGTTTCACGAGCTTCTGCAGGGCGGCCTTCTTCGACTGGACGCTGCGCTGCTGCTTGGCGCTGGCTTCGGAATCCTTCGATTCTTTGATACTGTCACGGTAATCATGAAGTTCGCGGGCCGCCTTGATTGAATCCTGCAGCGCTGCGAGATCGGTGACGATTTCGACGGTCTTCGTGGGTTTGGTAATGCTGATGCTCATGTGTCGCTCCTCAAAAAGTTCGATGGTCGCTGCCAAGTAGTGAAAGGAAATGGTCTACACACTCACGGGAGCGACCCAGCGTGAGTGTGTAGAGGAATTTGTTGGAGGTGCCGGTGTCACTAGCCTGCAGTGACGGTGGCAGTCTCCACGACGGAATCCGGGTCGATGCCGAAGCTGACCACGGACTGCATTAGGTCATTGCCCGAGTGGGCCACGGGATTCTTGGCCCCTATGGCAACCCGATACACGGAGACCACGTCACCGGCCGCGAACGGCTCGGACGCCGCCTTAGCCACGGAACGGCGACGCACGAAATAGCCGCTCTTCCCCTCGGTCAGAGTCTCCGCCGCCACGTTCGGAGTGGTTTCGTCTCTGTTGACGTTGTCGTAGATCTGCACCTCGGTGTTGTCGAAGGATTTGCGGCCCGGGATCTTGCCCACCGCGCCGACTCCTTCAACGGCGTGATCGACAAAATCCTGGGATCGGGTAGGTTTCCACCCGTCCGCTACAATCCACTTGGACAGTTCGGTCGCGGTGGCTGCGGTGAGCTCCGCAATGGTGGGCTTGGCGATGTCCGCGATCGCGGTGGTAAATACGGTTTTGACATCGGACTCGATATACGCCGGTGCCGGATCTTCAAAAGCCATGTGCTTCTCCTTGTTGTGATTGAATACGGAAGAGCCCCGACGGATGCCGGGGCTCTGGGTTCATTGCTTGCTGGTCAAGCAGGCCAGCCGGTCCTCCATGTCAGTACCCGCATCAGATACGGGGTCGAGGTATCAGCGCGCATGAGATCGGACGCATAGACACCCGAATCCTTGTCGGGTAACAGCGGGGACACTTCCTGATTCGCTCGTGCGCCATCCAGTGAGGACATGAGCTTGTCGCACACGCCTCCGATGCTGGTCTCGGATGTACTCACCACCCTGATGTCCAGCACGGCACGGTGACTGTTGGTTGACAGTCCCTCCGAATAGTCACGACCACCCTCGGAAAGCGAGACCACGATCCAGGGCGGATGCTCCCCCGTGGCGATACCTCCAAGGAACATGTCCCAACCGGGAAAATCGGGGATCAGAGCGATCACGGCGGCGCGCGCCTCTGCATAACTCGTCACAATCCACTCGCCGCCTTGTGCACGAATTCAGCTGCCGTAGAAAATTCTTTCTCACCATGCTCGTAGAACTTGTGCGTGCCGCCGCCGCGGGAGGTCCCGAAAAATGCGATGTTGGCGAGATCGCCCGCACCGCCTTCCCTCGGCCCGATATCGGCCTCGATGCGGGTGCCTTCGGCTTTCATCTCATAGCCGATGGGGATACGTGCTATGCCCTTGTTTGCGGATCCTTGTATATCCTCCCGTATCGCTTCCTTGATATTCTGCGCGCCCTTCTTCACTGCCGCCGCGACCAAAGCCTGCTTCTTCAATGGTGCGGCGGCGAGCTTCCTGGCAAGACCTTGCACCTGTGATACGTCGATAAATGGCATGTCATTCTCCTTCGGGCATTTCCTGCACGTTCCACCGTCTGGCGGTGGCATGAGACTTCTCGGATTGCATATTCACCAGACGGTAGCTCCGGCCCACCAGGTCGGGGTCGTCCGATGCGGTGCATACCGCCACGTCCTTCTCCTTGAGCCCCGTGAGAGATGCTGGGAAATGCAGATACAGGCTCCACACGGGCACATTGCCACCCACATTGCTGCTGTCCCCGCTGGCAGTCACCACCTGGGAGGCGATGCCACCGGAGGTCTGCACCTTGCCAATGGTCTCTGCGACGGGAAGCACTTCGGGGACATCGACGAATGTGTGCGGATCGGTTATATTTTCCCCCGTATACCGTTTGATAGTGAACCGGTCGGTCATGAGCCGTTCGGCTTGTTCACGCAGTCTGGGCAATGAGATTCTGACCAAATTGAGCACGTCCATACCAGCCTCCTAATACCCATAGGGATATGAGGGCAGAGGAAACGCATCCGGTTCGGGTTTGGCGATGATGCTGAACGCCGAGGTGGACGCGCTTTTCAGCAGCAGTGACCATTCGGCGTCCAGGATGACGATCTCTCCCGTCGATCGTGAACTGTCCACGGTCTGCTGGAAGTTGCCGTCATCGATCTGCGTCATCATGGACCGCATGCCGTCGGGGTTTCGGGCCTTGCGCTCCACAGCGGACACCTCGACGTCGTTCACGGTCGCCTTATACTGATCATCGTTGGCGGCCCAATCATCGAGTTCGCTCACTCTGGCGCGGATGGTCCGCTCGGCCCTGTTGAGCCAGCGTTGGATCTGTTTGCCACGGGCGCTGTCCGCGTCGATGTCCTCACCGAGTTCGGCTGCGACGTCGGCAACTTCGGCGTACCGGGCCGTCAATGATTGTTCCGCCATGATGATGGTCTCCTACTTGCCGGCCTTGGGAGCGGTCTTGCCGCCTGAACTCTTGCCGGGGCCCGTGTCTTCCATGGACTCGGTGTCATCGGACGCTTCCTGCTCATCGGTTCCGGCCTCCTCCTCCGATGATGTTGCGGTGACCTGCACCGTGTACCCGTGTCTGCGGAAGTACGCGGGATCAGTGTCGCTGACACCTTCACCGTCCTTGAACATGACGCCGGCGACCTCGCCCGAGAACCCCTTGACCGGGGTGTTGATGGTCCAGCTCACAGCACCTTCACCCCCCTCAATACCGCCGCGGCTTTCGTGGCCTTGAGTGCGACCGCGATGGGTCCAAGCTCGACCTCGCCTTTCTTGACGGCATTGGCGGTGGTGAAGTCGGGAAGCCAGGTTTGCACGAGCTGACCTCCCGACACGGAGACACCATGGAAACCGTCCAGGGCGACACGGTACGCATACACGTCGGAGGTGCCGGTTGTCGAATCAACGGGGATGATCGGGTCGTTCGTCCCGGCTTTCGCACCCGCGTCGACGAGCAGGATGTTGCCGTAGGTCTCCCTGGTGATCGGTCTCCCGTTGGCACCCAGAAGATCCTCGATGGGATCCTTCACGTACTGGCTGGTGCGACGGCCAGCGGCACGGATTTTCGCCAAGGCTTTGGCATTGCCCACCAGTACGGTGGGGTCACCGTCGAGCATGCTGAGGAACGCATCGAGCGAATCGAGGATCTTGAAACCGTTGTCGGAGACATCCGTCCAATCGGGTTTCGAGGTGGCATCCTCAGTGCTTGATCCGGTCAGGGCCTTGTCCAGACCGTCGAAGGCGTTGGCGTCGGTAGCGACGTCTCCGTTGATGACCGAGTCCTGGAACAGCGTGGTCGCGGCCTTGACCTTCTGGGTGATGTTCAGAGCGATCGCTCCGGATGCCGCAGGTCCCATGTTCGCCACCACGCGGTCGACCTCGAAACTGCCACCGAGCACGGCGAGATCCACCGAATGCTTCTCGGTCTCGGCGTTCTGCGGGGTGTATTCGTTGTTGATCGCACGGAATGCGGCGGTTGGCTGGGTCTTGAGACGACGGTAGGAGTAGGTGAGCGTCGAGCCGCCACCAGCCGGGGATACGACGTCGTCGAAGATGAGTGAGTCGAGGATCTCGGAGTTCTTGCGGAACTCGTCGATGACCATCGGGTCATAGTCCTCTAGAGTGTTGTTCTTGGCTTCCGCCAGTGTTACTGCCATGTTGTGCCCTCCTAAGGGTTATTTGAGATGACCGGCGATGGCCGCTTCAAGCGAGGCGGGTTTGGGGTTTCCGCCCTTGCCCTGGCTTTTGTCGGGTTTCGGTCCGGCCGGTTTATGGTCGTTCTGGATCAATGGGAGGAGTTCCTCGGCGTCCTTGAGCATGCCGTCCTTGTCATTGCCGCGCAGTCTGGTCGCCAGGCTCAGCGGGAGTCCCTTTTCTGCTGCCACCTCGTATTGCAGGGCCTTGCGTGCGTTCTCCGCGCTGGACTGTTCCAACGCCTTGACGCGTTCCGCCTCTTTCTGGGAGTCGGTCTTGTCCTGGTCCTCGATGGCCTTGAGCTTGGCTTCGTATTCGGCGATCTTGGCCTTCGCGGTCTTGTTCGCCTCACGTTCCGCCTTGAGCGCCTTCAGCCCGCTCTCGCCCAGCTGCTCATCGTCTTTACCGGTGTTTTCGCTCTCTTCTTCCGGTTTGGGCGCAGGGTCGCCCTGCCCTTCCCCGGTGCCTCCACCGTCGCCTTCGGTGATGATGGTGCGGATGAATCGCAGGTAGTACAGACGGTTCTTCATGTGGTTTCCTTCCATTGGATGCCATGTCGCATGGCTGACGCCACCCGTTTCGCGCGGATGGTGAAAAATCGTGGTGACGACCGGCTTACAGCCAGCCGTAGTTTCCCAGCAGCCGCATGACCTTGGCATGATCGCTGCCTGCGAGCTGGTAGATGGTTTCGGGCATCAGCCGAGGATGGTCTGCCCGCCAGTATTTGGACCCGTAGCGCAAGTGTTCGCGGACGTACCCGGCCAGTTTCATGCGGGAATACGCCCAACCCCGTTTCGTGGTGCCTTCCATCGTGTACTTGAGGTTTCTCCCGTAGATCTGGGCGGCCCGCACATCGCCTTTCCGCCGGTAGGCGTTGACGAGTTGGTTGAGGTCGACACCGTCCTGCCATGCCCTGGCGTTCGCCTGGGAGCCGAGCGCCTGGGCCAGAGCGTCATCACTTAGCGAGTTGAGGTAATCGGCGGGGTTCGCGTAATGCGTGGCGAGCGCGGCTTCGTCGGTGCTCCATGCGGTGGTGCAGTCGCAGTGCGGGTGGCGTTCGAAGGCGCGTCTGCCTGAAGGGATGCCGGCCAGTATCGTGCATCGTCCGCATGATGGTGGTGTGAGTACGCGTATGTAGTGTGCGGTGTATTGGCGTGTTTTGGCGCTGATCATGCTGGCGGTGCGGGCGGTGTCGGCGAGGATGGTTCGCGAGCGCAGGGCGAGGTTGTTTTCGATGATGGTGAGGGCGGAACTGGTTGAGGCGCCGTTGGTCATGGAGTGTTTGCCCATGAGGATGCTGTTCCAGAGGTTGTCGAAGGTGGTTTGCCCGTTTCCTGCCCATCCGACCAGTGTGGCGGGGTTGAATCGTGTCTCGGGTTTGGGCAGGTTTCCGCCGCCGATGGTCTGCATGACGTCGGGTGTGGTGTCGTACATGTAGTCGGCGATCGTCTGTTGTGCGGTGTCGAGGATCGCCAGCATTTCTTCGGATGCGTTCGCGAACGCGGCGTCGAAGTCGTCGGAGCGGTTACGCCGCCACGCCAGCGTGAGTCTGGTGATCGTCTGGTTGCTGACCGTCCGTAGTCTCTTGCCCTGTTGGACCGCTATTCTGGGGAGTTCCTGTCCCGCCATGGTCTGCATTGGTGCCCTCCGGTTTCAGTAGGTTCTCCCATTGCGCGGCGTCCATGTCGGCGAACCGTTCTCGTTCCAGGTCCTTGCGGGCCTCGGACCAGTCGAGTTCGTCCCACGCGCCTTCACGGCTGAGGATGCCGGTGGCGACGAGCTTCTGGATGGCGTCGGCCTTCTGCGAGAAGGTCGGGGTGTTCGGGTCGTCCCAGTCGGTGCGGATCCGATTGCCGTCGAGCCAGTCGCCCTTGCCGAACCGGTATGCCAGGGCCATCACGTCGGCCCAGCAGTCGCCGTCGGTCATGTTCTTCAACTCGACGTTCTTCACCAGCCGCACCTCGTCGGCGCGTATGGCACCTTCGGCGGCGGGGTTGGCGGTGTTCTGTCCGAAATAACGCATCGGCAGTCCGGTGACCGCGCTGACCTGTTCGGCGAGCATGTCGATGACCGTTTTGAAATTGCTGAGCTCCGACGCCTGGAACTGGCCGAATTTTGCAGACTGGCTCTGGGTCACGGTCATGGCGGTGTAATACGCCTTCCATGATGGTGCCATCTGCCCTGTGGCAGCGTCGATGAAATCATCCTTGTTCAAGCCTGTGGCCCACTTGCCGGGTACGGCGTGGGTTTCCATCGCAACCTGCAAATCCATCAAGGCTCGGGCCGCCATGTCGGTGGGCTTGAGCACATCCTTCATCTCAGATTCACCCACAAAGTTCCCCACCCTTGGACGGTTGAGGAACTGCACAACCGGCACCCTGCCCAGATTGTGGTCGTCACGCTCCGATACCGCCCAATGCCACCCCTTCACGCGTTCCAGATAGATGGTGGATTCCGGCAGGTAGAGCGTGGCCTCGGTGGGGGCCGACCGTTGCAGGGGGTCGTAGTAGACGCGCAGCGCGGCGGTGATGCGGCGGGTGCGCGGGTCGATCTGAGCAATCATGGACCGCGAGGACTCCACCGTGATGAGGGGATGTTCGGCATCCTCCTCATTGGTGCCGACAGACACGAAGCCATGCCCCTGCACCCGGGTCTCCAAATGGTTCAGGACGCTCTGCGAACCCATGTTGTTCGCCTCCCACACCTCCGACAGGTAGTCGTTGGACTCGGGACTGTCAGGCAGACTGAACGAGCGCACACGCTGGCGTTGCACGACCGTGTCCACGGTCACGCGCGGCCAGTTGAGGGGGAACTCGAACACCCGCAGTTCCGGTGGCACCGCCAGGCCGATGGTCTGGATGCGCTGCTCTCCGCGATAGTAGGAGTCCAGGTCCTCGTGCACCTTGCGCAACCGCTGCAGTCTCGTGTACAGGAGCCGCACCAGTGCGGACTCATCCGAAGACAACTCCGTTATTCCCTCCATACGACCCTCCGTAATCAGTTGTGTTGCCGAGCAGGTAGACCCTGCTGCTGCCCACTCCCCAACCCAGGGCACGCATGTCGCATGCGGCCTCGTGGGCGAGGATGTCGGCCATGGTGATGTCGATCTTCTGGTTCTCGCTTGGTTTGCCCAGCACGAACCGGTCCCCTGGTTTGGCGACCATGCGGGCCGCCATCATGTGCAGTTTCGCGGTCGGGTCGGGGCTGTGCGTGGTGGTCTTGTCGGCCGTGTCCTCGCGGAACCGTACGAGCGCGTTGTACATGCGTCCGGGCTGGTTGGTGGGCCATTGCACCACCACATCCTCCCCGTAGCGTTCGCTCCACGCATCCACCTGCGTCTCCCAGGGATGCGGATCGCAGTAGAAGCGTTTGACGCGGTAATGCTCGAACAGTTCGCTCACGCAGGCATCGACCTCGCTGCGTGGGATGCGCCCCTCCCACTCCTTCGGATTCCAGTAGGACGGACGGTTCGATGGACCGTAGGACGGCGTCCAACGCCATCCCTCGACCGTCTCCGCACGCAGCGCGGTCCAATCCCCCGACTGGGATCCATCGAAGCCCAGGCAGATCTCACTGCCTTCCGCAGGCGGGGCCTGGTCCTGCTCGGTCTCGTCGTACACTTTCTCGGGCATATAGGCTCCAAGGCCCTGCACCAGTTCGCAGCCGAAGAATCTTCGCGCCTGTGCAGGGTCTCGTTCCAGGAGTTCCGCAGCCGTGGCCTCGACGCTGTCGAGGTTGACCCACGGACTGCCCCTGTAGACGAATTCGAGGATGAGCCGCCGGTCCTCCGGTTTGAGGAAGTCCAATGCGGGGTCGTGACGCGGAAAATACTTCATGATGTCGTCGGCACGACTCTCGTAGGTCGCCTGGCCGAAAGAAGCATCCATCGGATCCCACGGGTTCGTGAGCTCCAACATGCGCCCATCCATGCCGGACACGCCGCGCAGCACGGTGTCGGCGACCTCGAACATGCCCGAACGCTTCGTATAGACGCCGGACTCGTCGCACAGCGCGAAGTTCACCGGGTTTCCCAGCTTCGAACGCGCCGATGCGGTGACCGGGTCGATGCGCCCGCCGTTGGGCAGACGGATGAAGCCCTCGCGGACCTTCATGAGATCATCGAGCCTGCCGTTGCGCACCATGGTCTGCAGCGGTCGGTACACGTTCGCGGTCTGCTCCTCGGAGTTGGCGAGCAGCTGCACCAGGGCGGTGCGTCTGGGCATGCCCATGGCCTCCCCGGGCTGGTACTCGTACTCGAAGCCGCACCCGCAACCCCAATCGGAGCAGCGGAACACCTCTCCGCCAACGGCCCAACCGCAGAAGACACATGGGCCGCCACCCTCGAAACAGGCGCATGCGGCACCGAACGGGCTCTTGCCGAGCTTCTGACCTCCCACGATCTGCCCGCGACGCCACCTGAACGCCGCGCCCTGCAACGGTCGAGAGGCATTGAACCTCGTAACCGGTTTCACACGGTAGAACTCGACGGCGTTGCGCAACTGCCACCCGGTCAGCACGAACGGCTTGTTCAGGTCATATCCCGAGGGCACCACGCAATGCCACTGCGTCCAGTCAGCGAACAGGAACCCCAGCGACTTCGGCAGCTGCGCACCCGCCATCGGAACCCCCTTCTAGATATCGGCGAACCGTTCCCTCGCACTGGGGAACCGCACGATCTTCGAATCCTTCGCCTTCACCTGTTTCTTCGGCTCGTCGTCAACGATCTGCCAGCCATTGAGCTTCAACCCCTGCGGAGTCAGACCGATGGTGTCCGCATAGCGTTGCAGCGTCGAACGGTCCGCAGCCTTCGCATCCGGTGACTCACAGATCACGAACTGCCGGCAATACAGGGCCACGGTGTTGAACAGGTACGCGAACTCCGGCATATGCCAGGCGATGGCCTGCGGCAGCTTCCACAACTCGCCCCACAGTTCACGCTCACGCCTGTTCCACTCCTCCGTGGAGTCCGCGTCCTTCTCCTTGTGCATCCCGTCCTCGTCATGCCACGAATCCCAGATGACATACCGGCTCAACGGGAAGGCCCGCGGCTTGCGCCGGTATCCTCTCGCGCTCAACGGCAGCAGTGACCTGCCCATCCGTTCGGAACGCTCCGAGTTCGGATCGAACGCCGGCCCCGACCGCGCCCTAGCGCCACCCTGCGTCATGGTCACCCCTCAATCCGAAACGGCCCTGAACGCCCCATTTCCAAAAACTTTGAACCCTCCGCACTTGCGAGCCACCTCACCGGCGGTCTTTCGCACCACCACGAGGGACCCTCCCCCGGGGGTGCCAGGACCGTTCGAAATCGTAAGAGGGGAAGAGAAAACGATTGATTATCATGTCGTTCATCGTCCTCGTCGGCCCGCTTTCATCACGTTGCATAACGAAACGGTCAACAACCTGCACACATGCTCACCTGGTGCAGACTCTCTCGCAAACACGTCGGATGAGCTCGACGTCCACTCTTATTTCCATCGCTCGCGCATGCGCATGCTGTTGGCTTGCCCTGCGCTCCTGTTGCAGTGTGCGTGTTCGGGTCCTGTCCATCGGGTGCGGTCGTCACTGTGCCCCAAGTCCCAAGCTTGATCCGGTTTGACAATCTGTCCGCATCGTTTGCACACGGGCTGTGCACCCTGGGCTAGTAGGTGCTGCCACCGTGCTCTCTCCATCTGGTGAGCCCTGCCGTATCCTCGACTCACAGCACTGCCCCGCCGTCGCTCATTTGCAGCGATATGCTGCTTGCAATATCGCGTGTCAAGCGGAACAAGCTGAGGGCAGTTCGCCCACGCACATCTACGCATAGGCATGGAGTATCACCTCTGGCGGGTAAGTAGTATCAGGTACCGGCTGGTGGGTCACTGGTGTGTGCCCTGCTATCGTCTTCCTGTTTTCAGTGTGTAGTCGATGGGTTGCCCGCACAGCCAGCAAGGTGCGTTCTATCGTTGCCATTGTTCGAAGAACTCGTCGCGCTGCTTCTGGAATGCCCGCGTGCTTACATGTTTCTTGACTGGCATGCCTCATCCTTTCATGGTTCACGTTCAGGTTGGTGGTGTAGTGTCATCAATATCGGCTGTTCTGTAAGGCCGTTAGGATCCCGTTATGAGCCCGATATTGCAGATGGCTCGTTCACAACGTTTTACGGGGTCCGCCACAACAACGCATGGACGTTGTGGCTCACCGGGTTCGCCACCCTATGAATCAGGAGGCGACGATTATGAGGATTAAGGCTTTCCATTCCCGACTGGGAGTGTTCTACCACGACAACGATGACTGCCCGTTCGCCCGGACCATCAAACCCGCTTCACGCCGTGACGGCGAATCGGGGCTGGGACTGTGCATGCTGTGCCGCAGCCTCGACAAGGAAGACGACGAGGCCAACGACAGCCACTTGCAGCAGGCGCAGTTGCAGGTCCTGGATGACGACGGGGGCGCGCAGCGCCACATGCAGGAGGACAAGCTGGAGGCTTCGTTCCTAAAACAGAACTTCGGCCCCCACCCCGGGCGCGATATGCAGGGCAACCCCGTCACCCCAGAGGAGCAGCAGCTGATCGACCAGGACCTGCGGCACCTGCACATGCAGGCCGAGGACGCCAAACCGGACACCGACCGCACGGACGACCGGCAAAACCGCTGAACAGATTACACGAATTCAAGTATGTAATCATTTATTAAGGAGATATCATGTTCGCTTTCATGATCGTATTGCTCGTCGTCTGGCTCATCGCCGGAACCATAGGCCTGGTGGTCCAGGGAATGCTCTGGCTGTTCTGGGTCGCCCTGGCCCTGTTCATTCTCACCGCCGTGGCTGGATTCATCAAGGGACTCTTCAGGAAGAACCCCACGGAACGCAAACCATGAACCGCCACCCCGCAGACACCGCTCGGGACCGGCGTGTGGAACCGCACGCGTTCCACGCGCGCACGGGTCTGTTCTACCACGACAACGACCGCTGCCCGTTCACCCGTGGCATCGACCCCGGTTCCCGGCTTCCCGGGACGGGCGGCCTGAACGAGTGCATCATGTGCCGCCAGCTCAACACCCACGACCGGCATCCGACGAAGATCTGAGGAACCATGGCGATATACGCGATCAACTGCACGCTCAAATCCCCCGACAAGGACTACATGGGCCTGATGCACACACTCAGGTCCTTCCCCGACTCCTGCCACGTGCAGAAGGGCTTCTGGATCGTGCGCTCCCCCAAGGACCAGGACAGCATGTTCCAGACCCTGGCGTCCGAACTCGTGCCTGGCGACGAACTGTTCATCATGGCATACACCAACGGAGGGGCCACATGGACCGGCAACCAAGGCGAATCAGTCACCAAACTCCAGGACATGCTCTACGACCCCGGACACCAGCGCGAGACCGGACAACCACACGGCCCGACCGGTATCCAGCAGTCCGCCGGACAAGGGAGGCCATGATGTACGCGATGAACTTCTTCGGCGTGATTTTCCTCTGGGCACTGGGCACCGGGATCGCGACCACGGTGCTCTACTACACGGTCAAGCAAGCCGTGAAAAACGGCATGGACGAATCAATCGCTGGACAGAACACCGCCAAGAAGACACCAGGCGAGCCCGACCCCGACAAAGACACGCACCACATCCAACGCAACTCAATGTTCCGCCCGCAATAAAGAATGATTCGCCCTGCTGCATGGTCTCCATGTGACGTGTGGTGCCTGGTGGGTACAAAGATGTAAGGCCTCCAGGTTTGGTATATCGGCTTGGAGTCGAACCAAGTCTGACGGTTTTGGAGACCGTCATCGCACCGTGCGACCGACATGGATTGTTGCCGCCCGCTATTTGACGGCAAGAATGGTTGATCGACTTATAGGCTCGACCGGTACCCGAAACGTCCCAGCGCACCGGAGCATGTCTACGTGCAGGTATGCGAAAGGCCCGACATCAGCCGAGCCTCATATACACTAAATACAACATTACAAATATAACGGCTTCACACGAAGATATCAATATTTCATTCGGCGTGTCCATCAATGTTGACAGCATCATTGAGGGCAGCACCGGCGACAGCTTTCCCGTTTTCTACACAATCGAGCAATTCAATCGGGTTGAACCTCCAAACACCTTTCTCATCAGCATGCACTGCCGAGGGCAACAGGCCACGCCCAAGCCAATTAGTCACCGATTTTCTACTCACCCTCACATTCGTCTGCCCACACAACCACGCCGCAGCCTGCGCGGGCGTCATCCTCAACGTCCGATCAACACCGGACGCATCAACAGGACTCAACCGATAGCGCTCGCGTCTGGATGCCCTTATCGCGCTCACACTCCAGGTACTTCCGCAATACCCGCACGTGGCCTCCTTCTGGCCAGCCACGCCGGACACCTCGTGCAGGCATACGGGGTTCAGGCACCTGCCGTAGATGATCCGTTCATCGGGTGGCGTGAGCCAGAGTCTGATCTTCTCCGAGGCGTGGGTGATCTCCTTGAACGCTTCACCGCAGTGGGGAGAGGAAGCCAAAGCCCCCAACCGACCCTGCAGCCGCCTTATCAATACAGGGCATCGCACACCCCACAGTCCGATCGCCGCGGCCACATCCTGCAGTATGTCGTCCGTCTCGTCGTAGAGCACCTGGGCTGACATGTTCAACGGCGTGGAGGCGAACGCGGCCGACGCATGCCCCTGGCCACGGCCAGCGAGCTTGAACTCCCTGCGAGCCAGACCGGCCAGCTCATACATCCCCAATCGCAAAGACTGCAATGCGGCTGCCATCTCCCTGCGATGCTGCTTGCACAGCACTCCCCCACGAACCATGCCATCACACACCGGGCAACTACTCGTCATATGCACTCCCCTCGTTGAGCATGGCTGCGAGCGCGTTGAGTTGGTTGATGGCGTTGGTGAGGTGCATGCTGGCGGATTTGAGTTCTGCGGCGTTGCGGATGCTGGTTGCTGTGTCTTGGTTGGGTGATTGCCAGTATGGCCAGGTTCGTTGTTGTGCGTGGTTGAGTTCCTGTTTCCGTAGTTTGTTGATGGATGCGTTCAAAGCGGTGAGTTGGATGGTTTGACTGGTGAGACGTTTCGCGAGCGCCTTGCGTTTATCTTGTTGGCTGCTCATATGGTGTTCTCCTGGAATATCTGGCCCAAGGCAATCGGTTCACCTATCGGTGCCACAAACAGGTAGTCACGGCGATGGGTGAATTCGGGAACCCATAGGCTCGGCCTGGGGAACAGCTCCTTGAACGTCTCCTCATCCACTCCCGACAGTTCACGGACGAACTCATCGGAATCACGACTAAACCTGCGCTCGCGACCCAATCTTCTTAATCCGTCACTGAACTGGGTGTGAGGGTGATCGGCATCCACGTACCTGATGAAGTCGGCATCATGGAAACTTTCCATCCGTACCTCGAAACGCTTACCACCATCCGATATCTTCATCATGATTCCCGGACGAATCTTCGCTGTGATAATCCTCGTCATCTTCATAATGCCAATTCCTCCTGTTTCATATAGACACTCCCCTTATCCGAGTAATCCGACTCATCGAGATCCCACCACACTCGCCTCGCATCACGAACCTGAGTGAAACCACACGTCGTACACCGCACAGCGACCAAATGTGACGGAACCTCAGCGCCCGGCAAACGACCATGATTAATGGACCTTGGACCGACACCACCACACGAAGCACAACAGTCAGCCGGCAAATCGAAAGAAACCGGCTCCAACTCGAAACCCCGCCACTCCACCCGAAGCCCATCCCACTCAGGAGGCAACTCATTACGCCCAGCCATCGCAAACGCCTCCTTTCAGAATTAGTATGATTCGCAAGGGCATACGAATACGACAGAAAGGCCGAAGATGAGCGACTGGCGTGTAGAGGAAATTCCCTGGGATCAGCAAGAAGGCCGCATGCTGCGTCAGGAACAGCGTGACGAGCTCGACGCACGATACGGCAACGACACCCATGAGCCAGGCACACCACCATCCGCCGATGACGTGACAGTGTTCTTCATCGCGCGGGACAACCACGGAACCGCCATGGCATGCGGAGGGCTCAGAACTATCCAAGACAGTGCACTCGGACCCGATGTCATGGAAATCAAACGCATGTACGCGACGCCCAAAGCCAGAGGCAGAGGCGCGTCCACAGCGATCCTCACCGCATTGCGTGACACCGCGCGCAAACGGGGCGCGAAACGTCTGATCCTGGAAACAGGCACCAGCCAACCCGACGCGATCCGCTTCTATGAAAAACACGGATTCACCCAAATACCTCTTTTCGGAGAATACAAGGAATCCAAACTCTCCTACTGCTACGCAAGCAACCTGTAACCGAATCAACAGAACGCGCTCACTCAAGGTCATCACCCCAATCAGAGGCCTCAGCAAATCGACCCGTACTTCGCCGTATGAACGAATCAGCAATCACCAGGTCAGCAACCTTGGCCCTCGAGGGATAATGTGAATCGGCCAGCAGGTCCCGTGCAAACTCAACAGCAGAATCCTCTGTGATCTCATCATTGCCGGACTCCGAGAAATACACTTTGGCAAACTCCAAGCAAGGCATGCACTCATTCCAAGTTGAGAAATCACCCTCAATCACCCCGGCACCACGCGAATACGACTCACCTGACTCGATAAATTCGCCACACAGATCACAACGATGCTGCTTACGCGCCTTGACTGTTTTCGAATCCCAGAAATCACTCACCGTCCTCTCCCTCCTGTTCCTTGACCTCCTTGTACCAACTGCAGCATTCAGCCTTCTTCTCCTCGCAATCGGCACATACGAAATGACCGCAGTATTCGCAATCGAAACGAACATCACCGGCCCTATGACAGATGGAGCATTGATAATCCTCGGGGATACCAAACACTTCGGCCCGCGTTGATGATGGCTTGGTGGTGGAGTATGAAACGATGATGTTCCGCGTGAATTCAATAACGCGGCCGCATTCATCGCATTCGGTCCACCCGTTCTCGTCGTTCGGACTGCACTCCCAAGAGTCACCAAACACGTTGCCGCAATACGGGCAAACAATCTCATCGGTATATTCATGGTCAATATCACTCATCGACACTCACCGCCTTACGAGCAGCCAGGAGCATTGCCTCGGCGTCTCGCCGGTAATCATCATCCGCCGTTTCAAAACCCGTGTCCCATTCGCCAGGATGCCACCTTTCACACAGCGCCTTCGCCGCCGCATTAATCTCCGCATATGTAGGCTCACGTTGGGCTCTCCAGTGAGCGCCCTCGACAAAACCGCTACGACGCATCGCATAGCGTTCCGCATAGGACTGCGAGATAACACCACCCGCGCTTGTATCGATCTCAGGCCAGCGACGAAGAGCCTCCTCACTCGCCTCAGTAAGCTCACTCATTACTGCACCTCTTCGTAGGTTTCGAAAAAGATATCCGGCTTGCACGGGTAGAACTCGCCATGAACACCACGAATGACGTAATCACCAGGCTCTGCACGCATCACGCCTTCGAGCGTGGGGATGCTGACCGCCTTGCAGGGCAGCACATAATACGGACCAATGGGCATCTGGAAATCATCCAGGCGACCACCACACCAGTCGGCCACATCCTGCACGTTTTCCCTAGACACTCGCATCGCCGATATGGTCACCGGCTTCTTGCGATACATCTTCACCTCGTTCATGATTCCTGCCCCTTGTATTGTTCTCGTCGTTCACCGGCTAGGCGCACTGCCGCTACAAGATGACGAGCCGTTCGCTCAGCCTCGTCGACCGTGAGACGATACGAATGAGTCTCCACAGCAATAGGCCCATCAAATCGACTCACAGAAACTTTCAGCATGATGCAATTCCCACGAATCGTTGGTTTAACGCCAATACCAACCGTCCCAGAATTCCTCTTAGCTTGTTCGTTCACCGCATCACCGGTCATTACTTCACCTCTTTGGTAGGGATTGACTGCATGACCGGAAGACCATTCAGATAGCGTTTCAGGGCGTCCAACACCTCATCGGCCAACTCTGAGCAGTCGATAACGTCACCATTAGTGAGTGTGATATTGAACAGGTCGCAATCTTCAACCCAGTCATCAGGTTCAGGTGCCTCGGTATTCAACGGGTGGGCACCATACAGCAGATATTCCTTGACCGCTTCAGCTAACGATTCATTCAATAGCTCTCTACCGTTTTCAACCCCGTTGTCACCGGCCAAGCCGAGTGCTTCTGCCCGTATCTGAGCATCATGAGCAGCAAGCCAACGCTTGAATTGCAAAGTGCGGGTGTAGTAATAAGCGATCTGCGCTGATGAACCGCCAGCCGGTCCCGAGTAATCAGCACGAATCTCTTCGGTTGTGGGCGTGTATTCCTGTGTCATGCTGGGTTTTCCTCTGTCTTGAGTAGGTGTTGCTGGTAGTAGCGGTATAGGTTCATGCTGTCGTGCAGACAGTTGGTGACGCGGTGGTCCGTGGTCCTGTCGGGACGATGCGCGTACACGTCGGGATACCGGTTCCGGGCTATCTCGTCCAGGACACTGACATCCACGACGCGATGACTCACCCCTTCGAGAGTGCTGTGACCGAGGAAATGCATTCGTCTGAGGAAGCGACGGTCGAAATCCACACTGCTGCCGGCCAGCAACGGCATGCCACCCTCGCTGTGCTTGGCGATGTATTCGATGACCGCCGATGCGGCCTCGCTCCGGCTGAACGTATGCGCTCCACCCGCGTCCACCTCGTCGATGAGCCTGTTCACCGTGTGCATGTGCCGGCAGTACGCGCTCATCCGCAGGCGACGCCACCACCACCGGGACGGACGCACCACCACACGCATCCCCTGGTCCAACGGGTGCAGATCCCAGTCCGTGGCCTGCATGCCGATCTCCAGGACCGCATCCCGGTACTCATCAAGCCCCGTGGTCTCGATATCCGTCCACAACAGCACCCCACTCATGATGTTCTCCCCACATACTCGACCTGCGTCAGCAGATCATCGACTATCCCCTGCGCCGCGTCCTCTTTGGCGGTGCCGGCCTTGACTTGTCCCCAGAAACTCGACTCGATGGCCTGTGTGAACAATCCCTCGGGCACCAGGTCCGTGATGTGCTCCCTGATCCAATCTCGGGTGATGCCGCCCCACTCGTAGGAGCGGGAAGCCGCGGGTGTACCGGCGGTGAGCTCCGGTTCGGGAGCGGGCTCGTCAAGGAGATCGGAAGCCTTGAACCGCAGCTTTTTCCGGAACGCGGCATCGAAGTCCACCACGTTGCGCTTGTTGCCGGTCTCCAGAATGTCGTCACGGAACAGGCTCGCCACCCGGAGCACGTCCACCATCCGCCCGTGGGGATCCTTGTCAGCCAGCTCCCTGGCCAGACGATGATGCTCGGGTTTGGGCTCCCATGCCTGCAACGCCTGTTTCCATTCAGGCTCAACCACCCCATCAAAACCAGCGGGAGAGCCATGTTCCGGGTCGTTACTCTCTCTCTGTTGAGAGAGTAAGGGGTCGGGTCGGGACGGGACGGGGTTCATTTTTGCTTCGAGCACTTGCCTGCCGTTTGCTTCGTTTCCCTGTGAAGCACTTGCTTGCCCGTTTGCTTGACCTTTGTCGCGACGTGTTGCGGCAGAACGCTTCCCGCCCTTGCGACCTGCATCGGAACGTTGCCTGCTCAGGGCCTTTGCTTCGTTCCCGGTCGGGTTGTACTGCGTGAAATCATGCATCATGAACCCCGTTTGCTTCACCCCGTTTGCTTGGGTTTTGCTTCGTTTTGCTTCAATCCAGAAACCCGCGTCCATCAACTCCCCGGCGATCTCATCGGTGCCCCCATAGCGGAGCATCACCTGATACGGGATGAACCCGTCGGTCCCGTAATGCGCCGTCCACGCCGCGCATCTGACCCACAGGCCGGACGCCTCCAGACTCACCAGCAGGGTCTTGGGATGATCCGGATACGAGTCATCAACCTTGAACCAGCTCACTTTCATCACCTCCCGTGAACACGAACGCCCTATGCCGCTGCTCGATGTCCGTGCCCTCCTCGGCCGGGCCGCCATCGGTCAGACGCACGCCGCCGTCCAGGTCGAGGAGCACACGCCCGTAACGCACCGTGTCCACCGGCACCTGCTCCGGATCCTGACACGAGGTCAACAGCCATCCATGAGTCTCAGCGTCAGCGACGTGGGCATGCACCCAGCCATGGCATCCCGTGGTCCCCGACCCACACAGCAGCACCAGATTCGCCGTCGTATGCCGTTCATCCACCCCGGCCACGCTCCTGGGCTTGCGATGGTGACGCGACCCCGGCACACTCCACAGGCTGCGTCCGCAACGGACACACGCCTCACCATCACGCGCATCCACCATGGCGCAGACCTTTCTCGATGGTTCCTTCACCTGTTTGCCCCCTGCATGTCAACGTGCCCGCATCTGACGCACTGAGCGATCCTGTACCGGCTCAACACGGCCACTCCATGACGCTCATACAGAATCCGGGTCCTGTACTTATGCCCCAGAAACAGGCATGTGAAACCCGCGAATGATTTGACTGTCATGCGATCACTCTCATTTCGATGTTGACGCCCGTCGTCAACGGCAGGCTGCTGTACCGCCAGCGGAACAGGCTCGTGTCCACACGGAACGCGTCGACCTGTCCCGCGAGCGCGGTGTCGATGAATTGTTTGGCTGTTTGTTGGTTGGGGAATGGGTATGGGTAGAGGTTCCATTCGCCTGGGTGTTCGTTTAGGGATTTGCAGAAGGTGGTGATGCGGTCGTAGTGTTCTTGTTCAGAATTCGTCGGCATCGGGGTCCTCCTGGTTGAACGGGTCCGTGACCGGAGCTGTTTGCTTGGTGTCTGTGGGTGTGGTGGCGGTCTTGGATAGTGCGGTGCCTATCTCTTGGACTCGTAGTTCCACGACCGTGCGCTGTTCACCATCTCGGGTTTGGTAGGAGCGTTGCACGAGTTCCCCTGTGACCAGGACCTTCATGCCTTTGGACAGACTGGCGCCGATGTGGGAGGCCAACGGGGCGTTCTTCGAATCCCAGGCCGAGCAGCGCAGGAACAGGGTGTCCCCATCCACCCACTGCTGCTTATCCCGGTCGAATCGGCGTTTGGATGAGGCGACCGTGAAGTTCGCCACCGTGCCGCCACCACCAGTGGTGCGAACCTCCGGATTGGCGGTCAGGTTACCCGTCGTAGTGAACGTGTTGTCGCTCATTTGCCATGCCTCCACCTATGCGAATACCAGATCGCCAATGCCAGCCACGCAAGCGAAGCCGATGCGTATAGGACGCTCCGTCCGAAGGCATCCCCCTGCCACATGATCACTGCATTAACTGCCTGAACTATGGCGCATACGGTCATGGCGATGGCAGCGAACAGCGTCCAGCCACGACGTTCTATCTTCGTGACCTGCACATTGCCGGCAGCGTCCATGGACACCTTGACGACGATGGTTTTTGCCTTGAATCTCATTGGTTGTCCTCTCCCGCGTACTGGCCTTGGATGGCTGCCGTCTCCTCGCTTGATATCGGGTATCCGAGCTGTTCGAGCAGGGAGTAGTAGGGTCTGACAGAGCTCTCGATGTTCGGTGTCCCGGTCCATGTCCTCCAGGCGATGAACGCTTCGCACGAGACCACCAGGAGCAGGAACAGTTCACGTTCGCCGTCGTTGAGTTGCTGGCGTCTGTTGAGTTCGTCCCAGTTGTTCTGACACATCAGATGCCAGATCTCTCTCGAGGCGTCCTTGGCTGTTACAGGAAGTGGGTCGCCCTGTCGGATGCGGTTGTATGATTCGACCGCCAGATCCGCTGTTGTGGAATCCAGGCCACGAAAGAACCCATAGGCACTGCTGCCCATCAGCACCGGCAGCGTCAGTTTCACCACGGCCTGGTGCAGTTCCTTGTCGGTCATGGTCCTGACATGCTCGCGCACCCACTGCTCACGCAGAGCACGTGCCTGCTGGTGGAATTCTTTGACCTGCTTCTCCCAGGCGAGCCTTTTCGCTCTGGCGGCTTTCTCCTTCAAAGTGTCCTGGTCATCTTTCTGCGGATCGGCCACGACGTATATCTCGACGCAATGGCCTTTGAGCAGCGCGTGGGGTTCGATGTCTGCATGCTCGGCCAGATAGTCCTTCCATTGTGTGGCGAAGGGCTTGTCATTGCCGTAGAAACCCCTCTCGTACTCGTAGCCCTTCGGGGTCATCCACTCCTCTTCCCTTATCGGATTCTCGATGATCGGGATCCCGTACCGGTCGACGACCTCCCGCGCGGTCTTGAGCCAATTCGCGCTCCTGACGGACTCGCGGGCCTGTTCGAGCTTCCAATCCCATTCCCTGGTGCCCGCGACTCTCGCCAGCATTCGCTGGGTGTCGGGATCGCCGGCGAACTCGGCCAGCGCATCCAGTTCCGTGATCGACAACTGGGCGAAGTCCGACGCGAGCTCACGCGTGGTCTTCGGGATCGACGCCGCCTTGAGTCTGGTGCGCACGTATTTGCCCGAACGGCCCGTACGGCGTGCGATGTCGAAAGTTTTCAACCCCAGGTCCAACAGACCCTGATAGGCGTCGGCCTCCTCGATGGCCGTCAGATCCGCACGCTGCGAGTTCTCCACGATCATCAGCTCGCGCTGCTCCAAGTCGGACAGCTCACTGATGGCGCACGGCACCTGCTGCAGCCCGGCCAGTTTGGATGCGGCCAGACGCCGGTGCCCGATGATGACCCGGTACCGAGCCTCGCTGCCCTCTATGGGCACGACGAGGAGGTTCTGTTTGATGCCCTGGGCGCTGATACTCGCGGCCAGGTCTGTCAGGTCCCCCAGATCCTTGCGTGGATTATCTGGGTGTGGTTCCAGCTGGTCCACATTCAGCCAGGCCAATCGCATATCGTCGTTCATCGTTCCTCGTCTCTCATCGTCTGGTTCGTGTTCTCCTGGTGTGGCCTTCTGGCCTTGCGTCGTCGCTGGCGCTCATGCTCCCGGGTCTGCCGTCCGTTCTTGTGTTTGCTCATAGCTCCCCCACCTCGTACGCGTCCATCAACAACCGCGTGGTAACCAGCGGACTGGCCACGCACACTACGAACGCGCCCGTAATCTGCCACTGAGCCACGGTCTGCGACGTGTGGGTGATCACGAACAGCAACGCCGCGATGCCCACCACGAACACGACGACCGCCAGGACCCTGTACCTCATGACTCCTCCCCCACGTACCGCGCGTACACATGATGGGTGCCGTCAGGCCACGTGCGAGCCTCCGCCTCGAACAGGCCCTGCGGTGAGAAGGACACCAGTTTGCCGATGCGAATCGCGCTGGCCAACGAGGTCGCCTTGCTGCGCGTATCCTTCTGCGCGAGCAACGCCCACGCACCTGGACGGGTACGCAACTCCACCGCCTCCCAACGCCACGTCGGGACGGGACGATGATTCACCACCGCGTCATCCGGCAGCACGTCACCGATGAACTCCACCAACCCCGTATGCTCTTCAGGGATAACCGGCCCGGACGCATTCAGTGCGGCGGGCTTTTCAATCGGACGCTGCACGACAGACGCGACCGGTCCAGAAGCCGCGACCGAATCCGCCGCCTTCTTCCGCTCGGATGCCGGCTTCTCCACCGCAGGTTTGGTCACTGGTTTGGTGCCGTCATTGACACTCACCGGGGCGTGCGAACGCCGGTACCTGAGTACCGCCCTGCGCTCTGCCGGCTCCAACTCGCTCTCCGGCATCGATGCGAGCTCATCAAGCTCCTCGACCGTGTATGTTCTCCTCATTGCAATGTCCCCTTCAATGCCAGGCCGTTGACTATGCGCAGGATCTCCCCGCCATCGTTCGTGTGCGCCGCATGGGCTATCAGTCCGCGTACCATGCTCGCGTTCGTTGTATTGGTGATCCCCGCCAACATCCGCGTGGCCACCCGTTCACACAATCCGCCGATCTCATCGGTGAATCTGGTGCCCTCTGCTTCCAGGACCGCCAGACGTGCCAACTCCTCGGAGTCGAGCTCCCGTCGGGCAACCGTCTTGCAGATGCCCTTGGTGCTGCGCGCCAACTGCTCGCCCTTGATGTCGGGTTTCTTGTTGCTGAAATGGTCATATCCCGTGAAAACCTGCATCCTCATGTCAGATCACCTGCCCAGACATGTATGCGTCCATTGCCGGTTTGGTGACTCTCAACCATCCAGTCCCATCGGGATTGGGCCGCACTGCCTCGAGATCGCCTCGTCGGATTGCTTTGTGGAGCTCTTCTTTGCTGATGCCGTATACCGCTGCAGCTTGTGGCACGGTCCAGGCCCGTCGTTTCTCTATTGGTACGATCACTTTCGTGCTCATCAGGCCACTCTTCCTAAATCGTTAAGTTGTCGATCGATCTGGTGTTCCGTAAGGCGCCGGTGCAGTAGTTCCATGCCTTTGCGTGTGACCCGTACCTGTGGGAAGAACGGCAGTCGGGAACCGTCCCGACGCTGGCCTTCCGAGCGATAGTCATGCATCATCAGATGACCCGATGCGACGCGGTCGGCCTTCGCCATCCAATGCGATTCCTTGCGGTATATCCATCCCATCTCGCACAACAGCTCGAAGAGCCCGCGCGGCCCGATCTTCACTCCACTGTTCGCCAGGATCTTCGCCGCCTCGGAAACTCCGTATGCGCCTTTCGTTCCCGTGAAGTCGTCCAGAGCCTGCGCCTTCGGCACCAACTGTCTGACCTGACTCTCCGCGAGCGCACGCGCCTGTTTCTCTTCCTTGAGCGTGGTGGCCAGCCTGATGAGATAATCCGGATCAGTGAGCGTCTGCTCGATAACCTCATCGGACATGAATACGCCATGCTTACGAATCTGTTTGAGCACAACATGGGTAACCCAACGCTGAAAGTCCTTGGCCTCTGGCTTCCGAGAGCGCATCACCAGTTTCCAGAAACCACCCTCGGAGATTATCAGTGGAGAACGTCCGCCATTCTGAGCAACCTCCGAATTAGGGAGGTTCGCTATTTCTTTCACTTCGTCTTCGTCCAGCGACTCTCGAAGATGGTTTGTGGCGAGACCGAGGACGTTGCATACATCCATCGCGATAAGCCACGGATCGTTATTCTCGTCTAGGAGCGCTCGCACGCATTGTCCATGGAAATCGAATGGCTGTAAACTGATTGAAGACATTTGAATTCCTTTCTTTGTCTTCGCCCCGGTGCAACGGGGCTTTTTCTTTGTGGAAGTGGTTCGTTCGCGGGTCTTTTATGCGGCCATTTCCTGTTCGTGTATTTCCAGTCCGAATGAGGCCGATCTGAAGATGGAGTCCAGGGATATCCCCAGTACCTTTGCGATGTTCGCCAGATCGTTGGTGTCGAATGGCTTCTGATATCTGAACCTCTCGTAGATGTAGTTCCGGTCCCTGCCGAGGTTCGTGGCAAGGACCTTCCCCGTGATTCCCACACGAGCGGATTCCGCTTTTACTGCATTCGCGATGGCGATGCTTTGCTTGTCAAGTTTCGTTGTGCTCTTCATAACTGAAAGAGTACGTAATTACGTTGCACTTGTCAACGTAATTACGTACTACGGTGTGTCGTAGTACGTAATTAGCGTATTGTGTACGTATGGGACGAAAAGGAATGAATGAAGCAGATCAGTTCTCTCTCTCGGTAATCGAGGAGGTGCAGAAGGCTATACAAGAGTCGGGAATGTCGAACGCTGAAGTAATCAAACGCGCAAATATTTCCCAGGATTATTTCTATACACGTACGCGTGGCGAAAAGCCCTTCAATACCAACGACATCAGTCGAATCGCAGAGGTATTGGGTACCGACCCGTTAATGATTCTTCGACGTGCGAGCGCTGCAATAGAGAACAATGGATTGACGGTAGACCCCTCCTCACTATCCGAGGATGAGCGCAAGCGCCTAGCTCTGTCAGGAACATATGACTTGGCTGCGAATGAGAATCCGGACAAACGGTACGAAAGTGGCATGGATGGACAGTAACCTAGCCATCACGCCGCATATGTCTTATGGTGACATGCGGCGTTATGCCGACACCCTGGGAGTGACAGTGTGCAGTGACAAACTCCCCGGAGATGAGCAAGGCCGATATGTCAGAGAACTCAATATCATCATCATCGACCGGTATATGTCATACCGGGTTAAACGCTGCGCTCTTGCCCATGAGCTCATACACTGGCACCATGGGGATTCGTCGTGCAACTCGATCACACGATCTCGTCAGGAACATCGCGCTCGGAGAACCACGGCCTCCACGCTTATTCTCACTGATGAATACGCACGGGCGGAGACCGAATACGACGGCGACATCTATCACATGGCCCTAGAATTGGATGTCACAAAACAGGTGCTTAAGGACTACCAGGATATGGTGATCCCGAATATTCTGCTGCTCGGCAGTTAGGAATACACTGAGTCAAGAATCATTGCTGCAGAAATTCGGAGAAGAGAATGAACGATAAAGCGGTTTCCAAGAAGCAAGGACCTGTATCAGAAGATGGCAGCACGCATACTATCGAGGTTAAAAAGAACCTGCTGCTCGTGGTCGGTATCGTTTGCGCATTTGTTCTGTGCCTTGCCACATTAGGCGGGTACGGCATTGGGAGGAATCAGTCCGTCAGCTCGTCCGCCGTCGAGAACATGGCCGCAAAGAACAAGGAGTACAACAAGCTGAAGCAGCAGATCGTTGGCAAGCAGAAAGATCTAGATATTGCCAACCGTGTCATTGCGGAGTCGAGCAGGGAAGAGTCAGGAATCGACGACCTTAAAAAACAGCATTCGGATTTGGAACAGCAGGTCAACGACAAGCAAGCCGAACTTGATGGACTGACCCAGAAAGTGGATGCGGCGAAGAAAGCCTCCATCTCTGACGGTACTTGGCAGGTAGGTGCCGACATAGATCCTGGCACCTATCGAGCAACCAGCGAAGTTCCTTCGGACTGCTATTGGGAGGTTCGCTCCAACGACAACATCGTGAAGAACGATATTCCGGGAGGCGGATTTCCACAAACCACAGTAAGTGCCGGTCAGCAATTGAAACTCAATTCCTGTGGCACATGGGCGAAACAGTGATTCGTCATTTAAAGGCCCCGCATCGGCGGGGTCTTTTATTGTGACCCACAATTGTCGTTTGCGGGTTCGTTTTCTAGATCCTTACAGCGGGGCCCGTCGCACTGAAATAGGCAAAGTAATACGATGACACCGTGAAGATGTCACCGGAAGTCACCAGAACGCACATCGTCTCGCTTCGGCGGGACTGTCTGTTTAGGTGTGTTGCTGATGCTGGTCTGCCCCGGACTGTGTACGCACCGTGTACGAAAAAACAGTTATCACCTTGACCGAAGCAGCGTCTATTAGGCTTCTACTTCATCTTCTGAGAGGAGAGCCAGCGGGAGCTCGGGAGGATTGACCGCGGTGATTCCACTGTCATTGATGCCATTAGCTCTCCGGACGGCATTTATGAGTTTGTCATCCCACGTGTAGATTGTCGTTGCATGAGCGAATTTCGCAGTTGCCAGCACAGAAGAGTCACCGGCTTTGATATTTTGTAACTCCGGTGACTCGCTGTACCATAGTGCGCCATCCGCCGTCAGGTCGGCCATTACAAACTCTGAATCAGCACACCATTGGTTGATCCTTCGTTTTTTCAGCCTATTCTCTTGCATGTCCGGAGTCTTCTGACCTGAAGTAATGATGTTCCAACTTGACAGTTCTATCAAACAGATCGAGGGCAGAAAAAGACGGAGTTTCCCCGCGATAGCATCATTCAGAAGCTTCTTCGACCTCTCGAGTTTCTCCGGAGAAAGATTGTCATGATCCCCTAACGCCACATTGAGAATTACACAGGTATCCACAACCGCACGAGCGGGATAGTGATTCTGGTCGTCCAAAGTAAGGTCCGGCATCAGTCCTCGCCCCCCGCGTCACGCAATTGCCTTACAAAATCAATTGAACTCATGCCATCCGGCAATTCGTGATCTATAATCCCTTCAAGATCCTCAGCAGTCACAAGCGGACGATGCTCGTCTACGACGATGGCAAGATCCTCCGCATCGACCGCCAGAAGCCTTCCTTCAGACGCTCTGATGAACCCCTCCACCTTTACCCTCATTCCCACTGTGATCTCTTGGACCTTCTTATCGAGAGACTTCCCGAACTTAACGTCAACACGACCTTCAGTCAGCGAATCCACTAAGCCTAGTGTTCGATGATTTGTTTGTAGAATGACTTTATCTACGGTTCCTACGACTCTTCCGAACGTGATCCGCGAAGCTTTTTTCAGGAGCCCGTTCATCCTGTTGAGATCTTCTGCACCAAAAACGGCACCTTGGCCATCTACGTTCAAATTGATTCGCGCACCGGTCTGGTTCACCAACTCGGTCATACCGGAGATAATCTGCCCGTATTCCTCAACATCGGATCGATCAAGATCCTCGAGTGCCGGAAGTTTTGCCATCCTTGTTAGTTCGTCGAATGCTTTGTCAGCTGCCTCATCTCGAATCGTGGGCTCAGAGATGAGTTCGATGCTGTGGATGGCGACATTTATCATTTTCCAGTCGGAAGCCTTCGCTTTGGCCGCCATATTCGAGAAGACGCCTGCCGCATTGGAAAGCGTTTTGGGGGTCACTAGTTCGACTGGGCAGTCAAGAACGAATTCAAATGTTCCTTTACTCATCGAGTGCCTCCTTTCGCGTTCCGTTTGTGGTAGTGATTATTCTATACATACAAGATGTATATCGGGAGGCGGACGATGAAGTTTGGTATGCGGACGCCAAGTCTGAAACACTCGTTGAAGGCCAGGACCACGTCGAAGTGGAAACGCCAGGCAAAGAAGGCCATCATCCCAGGTATGGGAGGAAAGGCGCGGGATGGGTGAAGAACCCACGCAAAGCCGCGTATAACAAGGTCTGCAGGAAAACCCGCTCCAGCTTCTGGGATCTGTTCAAGTAAACACACAGCCACGCTTCGGCGGAGCCTCTTCATTGTGACCTACATTTGAGTGCGTTCATTCATATTTGTGGCATCTGTCAGATACCTGTAAAAATGCACTCACGGTGATAATCCGTAAAGGCTTGGAATCATTGGGCTCCTGCTGGGGTGGCTAACGCGGCTCGAACGCGCGACCTTCTGAACCACAAGATGAAGGTTTGGCGCTATGCCTTCATCAGGTGGGGAGCGATCATAGCGGTTCCTGTGGTGATTGTCGTCTGCGGGTTCGTTTTCTGGATTCTTACAGCAGGGCCCGTTGCGTCACATCGGTGGCGGTGAGCAGACTCGATGCGTCCAGGTGGGTATAGCCGGCGGTGACGGTGGCTTTGGTGTGTCCGAGTAGTTTCATGCGCATGTGCTCGTCCACTCCCCCTTCGGCCAGTATCGTGGCCATGGTGTGTCTGGCGCTGTGTACGTGGACGTCGGGTAAGCCTGCCCTGTCGAGCGCCGCATGCCACCAGCGTGAGTCCACCGGCGGGCTGATGGGCTGGCCGGCCCTGGTGAATATCAGATCATCCTTCCCCAGGTGGAGGTCCTTGATCCTTGTCGCGAGCGCTGTGGCGAGTTGTGTGGGTATGGGTACGAGTCTTATGCCTGCTTTTGATTTTGGTGGGATGAGGTATGCGGCTCCGCCGAGGTCGGTGTGGGTGATGCTGGCGGGGAATTGGGCTTTGGGGATGTATTGGAGTGCGTGTTCGACGTGTACGCAGGGGATGCCGTCCATGGTGATGAGTTCGGATGGGGTGAGTCCGAGGCGTTCTCCTTGTCTGAGTCCGAGGGTGAAGGCGAGGCGCCACATGAGTTGGCGCATGGGGTCGGTTTCCTTTTCGATCATGAGTCTGGCCTGGGCGGGGGTGAGGATGCTGACGGTTTCCGCTTCGTTGCGGGGGCGGTCCACTTTGTCGGCTGGGTTGGTTTGGATGAGTCCTTCCCTGATGGCGTCCTTGAGGGATTTGGAGAGTATCTGGTAGGCGCGTAGGGCGGTGGTGCTGCTCCTGGCCTGTCGTCCGGTCTCTTCGTCGCCGGTGGTGATCCATTCCTCCATGAGGCGGTAGTGTCTTGGACCCAGCGCGTCGAGTCGAACCTTGCCGATGCATGGCGTGATGCACTGGTTGATGCATGACCGGTAGGTCTGCAGTGTGCGGGGTTTGAGTTTGGCTTTCATGATCTCATCGGTCCATCTGGTGAGCCAGGCTTCGAGCCGTGGGGTCTGCTCGGTGATGAGTTTGCCGTCCGCCACCCACTTCTCCTTCTTCGCCTCCATGAGGTGTTGGAGTTTGCGGGTGGGCTTGTTGTCGCCGACGATCTTCCTGTCGGAGATGCTGACCGTTATCCGTTTGCGAGCGCCGGTCGCCGGACTGTACCCGGCTTCGGCGGTCATGGTCCACAGGTGCTTGCCTGTGTCATGGTAGATGCTGCCACTGCCTTTGGGGCGCTGATCCTCGTCCTTGTCTTTTCCCATGCATCTACTCTAGCCATTACTCTAGCCATTATTGCGAGCCAAAGCCGCTTTTTGACGGCTTTCACCCATATGCAATTGGTGTTTGGAAAGGTCTGAACCGTTGCGATTGCAACGTTCTGAATGGTACCCCCGGAGAGAGTCGAACTCTCGTTGTCAGAGTGAAAGTCTGATGTCCTAACCGTTAGACGACGGGGGCAAACGAGTTCATAATACGCGATACGCGCGACTTGGGCAAACCGGTGAGTCGCGTCGTGAAATCGTTGCCCGACGAACCATGAACCCCGTGCTGGGGCGCATAACGGAATTTCAGTTGTCATTCACCGCACGATAGGTGAAATCATGTATCACCCTCCCGGCGGCGATGCCCTTGTTCTCGAAATTGGTCAGCACTCGCCCCTCGAACCGCGAGGACTCGATGAAATCCTGATGCGGCAGATTCGCGGCCTCTCCGGCATTGCCCTTGCCAACGTGCTCGGTGGGAAGCGATACCGTCACATCCCCCACATTGCTCAGGCAGTCCATCGTGTC